TATAGTGGTGATCCCTGCCACAGCTCCTTACAAAAGCGCAAACAGGGCAATTGAGGCAATTCGCCAAGGCTGTTATGTGGTTGCAGAGCCGCATCCTGCTTTGGAGGGTTTCCCCATTTACATTGGCAACATCAAAGAGGGCATCGAATGGACAACACAACAGGACATGAACGAACTAATTTCCAAGGCGCAGAAGTTCGTGACGGCAGAATTCTCGCCAGCAACACTGATCGACAGGTGGAAGATAACTACGAAACGGCCTACAACCTTGGATGCGGAAAGAAAAAATGGAACGGTTGGATAAACGTAGACTTGCATTCAGACATTGCAGACATTCAATGTGATTTGAGAAAGCTGGAGCTGGCAAGCAATTCTGCCGATGCTGTGGCGGCAATTCACGTTCTAGAGCACTTTTACGAGTGGGAAGTTTATGACCTGCTAACCGAGTGGAAGCGGGTGCTAAAGCCAGGCGGCAAAATGATCCTAGAGCTTCCCTGCATGGACAAGGTGTTTGCTTATGTCCATAATTGCGTGGTCAGCAAAGAGCCTTTACAGCCCTTTATGACGACCTTTGCCTTGTGGGGTGACCCCAAGTACAAAGCCGAAGCAATGTGCCATCGGTGGGGTTGGTTTCAGCGTCCATTGAAAGATATGCTTGAAACCGTAGGAATGCAGAACATTGAGTTTTGTGAGCCTCGCTACCATTTCCCATTTAGAGATATGAGGGTGGAATGCTTAAAGGGGTCTTAACAAATGATGAGCGCCATGAGCAGATGGCAAAGGCAATTCATCTGCCCCTGCTTAAAAAAAAGGGCAAATTTAACGATCGGCGCATGACCATTGCGTGTTACGGCCCAAGCCTTGAAGACACATGGCGGCATCTCAAGCACCCAATCATGACGGTTTCGGGGGCGCACGACTATCTGGTGGAAAGGGGTGTTATCCCTGATTTTCATGTGGACTGCGACCCCAGAGCGCATAAGGCGCAAATGTTGAAAAAGCCACAAAAGAACACAAAGTATTTGATGGCATCAGTTTGCCACCCAGACTTTTGGGAAACCCTTAAAGGAAAAAATGTTAAGGTATGGCATTTGGTAAATGGAAATGATTTCGAGACGGTGGCATGGGTAGCCCAGCACCACCCCGAGGGAATGGAAAGCCTGATCGGTGGCGGTTCGAGCGTAGGAATGCGAGCAATGAATGTTTCGGCGGCTTTAGGGTTTCGCCGGTTTGACATTCACGGCATGGATTGTTCGTTTGTAAAAAACCGTCACGCAGGTGCTCACACTGGCAAAGATCAGACTAAAATTATGGTCAGAGTTGGTTTGAGAACATTCCAGACAACGCACCAAATGCTTCAAGCTGCGATTGAAATGGAGAAATTCATAGAAACGCAGGACGCTGAAGTGGTGTTTTACGGTGATGGACTAATGCAGGAAACTGCTTTCAAACTCAAGGAATTAGCATGAAAAACGAAGTGGCAGGCTGGACAAACGATAACTTTATGGAAGACAACCGTGGCAAGATGGCGGTGTTTTTCTATACCAAGCAAGTGCAAAACTCATTCAAGACAGCGCAGGAAAACCGCCCTATTTTTGATGAAAAAGTGTTTTTGAAGAAGCTTGTGCCAGGCGATTCCACCTTGGTTGTTGACCGTCCAATGCGCCCATCTGATGTTGAAGAGCACCCAATTGAATGGGCAAGGTTTGAGCAGAAAAAAGAAAACCGTGTCTCAGGCACACCTTTGGAAGCTTGGTCTATTCTGAGCGACACCCAAAAAGCCGAGTTTAATGCTTTGCACATTTACACGATCGACCAGTTTGCACAGCTTCCCGACTCAGTTGGCAACAAGATCATGGGCTTTAATGACTTGCGCGACAAAGCTCGCACGTTCATTTTGGCGGCAAAAGACTCCAAGCTAATGGACAACGTAAGGGCTGAGACTGAGAAAGTTATGCAAACTCAAGCTGCTGAAATTGCTCAATTGCGTGAGATGATTAACGAGTTGACTGCCAAAAAAGCAGGTAGACCCAAAAAAGAAACTGTAGAGGAATAACATGAGCTACACATTACTGCAACTGGTTGACCAAGTATCGGGTGAGCTGGGACTGACTCAGCCAGCGGCAGTAATTGGCTCATCAAACAACCAAACCATTCAGCTATTGGCATTGGCTCAACGGCTGGGCAAGGATTTGGTCAGAGATTACGAGTGGCAACGATTGGTGCAGGCGTACATTTGGCAAACCCAAAATGCGGTAAGCACTACAGGCAACATCACGGCAAACTCAAGAGTAATCACTAACATTCCAAGCACATCGGCTTTGCAAGTGGGGAATGTAGTTACCGGCACAGGCCAAACGCCGTATGCGGAGATTTTGACGATTGACAGCTCTACGCAAGTCACGCTGAATGCGCCGGTTGCTACTTCCACGTCATCGGTTTCAATGACGTTTGCCAAACAAGATTACGACTTGCCTGATGGCTACGATCGCATGATTTCGGACACCAACTGGGATAGGACAGACCATTGGCGTAATCTTGGGCCAAAGTCATCACAGGATTGGCAATTCTTGCAAGGCGGCATTATTTCAATTGGCCCACGCGAGCGCTACCGAATCTACAACAACAAATTCAGAATTTTCCAAGCCCTGACAACGGTTTATAACTTCTCATTTGAGTATGTGTCGAACTATTGGGTGTGTGCGGCAGGCTCAGATCAGGGATCAAAGTCAGCATATACATTGGATACCGACACTAGTATTTTCCCTGATGACCTAATGCTGGCGGGTTTGAAATTTTATTTCTTGAAAGCTAAAAAGCTGGACTACGGCATTGAGTTAGGCGAGTTTATGCGAGCGTTGGCTTATTGCAAAGCTCAGGATCAGCCAGTTTCAGCCATGTCTTTAGCACCAGTTGGAATGAATCAATTGGTTGGGCCGTGGAGTGTGCAAGATGGCAATTGGCCTAGTGTTTAAGGAGATGACATGAAACTCGATGGACTTTACGCAAATATTCATGCCAAGAGGGAAAGAATTGCCGCGGGGTCGGGCGAAAAGATGAGAAAGCCAGGCACTGAAGGCGCACCCACTGCCAAAGCGTTTAAAGAAGCCGCAAAAACAGCCAAGCCTGAAAAAAAGAAATAAATGCTGAATTCATTTGCCAATGCTCCTCGTCAGCAAGCCTCACAAACTGTAACTGTTGCCGCGCCTATTGGGGGCTGGAATGCTCGCGATGCGTTGGGGGCAATGGATCCTTTGGATGCGGTAACGTTGCAGAACTTTTGGCCTGGCACTAACTCGGTCATTTTGCGAAATGGCTACACCAAACACGCCACAGGTTTGCCTGCCCAAGTTCAAACCCTGATGGCATACAGCTCGGGAACAGCAAACAAATTGTTCGCTGTATCTGATGGCAAGATTTACGATGCTACTAACGCTGGCGCTGTTGGCGCGGCGGCTGTAAGTGGATTAAGTAACTCAAAATTTCAATACACCAACATAACCACCACTGGTGGCTCTTATTTAATGGCGGTCAACGGCGCAGATAAATTACGCACGTTTGACGGCACAAATTGGCACACCGATGGTGATGGGTCGCCTTACGACATTACAAATGTTGATACGGCAACGGTTGCAAACATAACCTTGTTTAAAAACCGTATTTGGCTAACAACTGCCAACACTTTAAAAGTTTGGTATCTGCCTGTTAATTCTATTGGCGGTGCTGCGGTTGCGTTAGATATGACCAGTATTTTCCAGCTTGGTGGTTACATCATGGCAGGAATGACTTGGACGCTAGATGCTGGATATGGCGTTGATGACTATTTGGCGTTTATCACAAGCAATGGCGAGGTTCTTGTTTGGCGCTTAACAGACCCAACTACACCCACAGGAATTTCACAGATTGGACTGTACAAAGTTGGCGCACCAATTGGCAGGCGTTGCTTTACAAAGTTTGGCGGTGATTTGTTAATCATTACTCAAGATGGCGTAGTGCCTATGAGTGGATCATTACAAAGCTCAAGACTTGATCCAAGGGTATCAATCACTAACAAAATTCAATATGCCATGAGTTCTGCAATATCGGCTTATGGTGGTAATTTTGGGTGGTCTTTGCTGTATTACCCAAAAGAGAATCAATTGATCTTAAATGTGCCTTATGACGAGGGCGAGCAACAGCAATTTGTAATGAACAACATCACCAAGAGTTGGTGCAACTTTACAGGCTGGTATGCCAATTGTTGGGAATTGCACATAGATGATCCTTACTTTGGTGGGGATGGGTATGTTGGTAAGGCTTGGAATGGCAATTCAGACGACACTGCTAATATTGCGGGATTTGGACTTCAAAGCTTTCAATCCTATGGAACAGCCCTGCAAAAACAATGCAAAATGATTCGCTACCACATCCAAAGCAATGGAACGCCATCTGTTTTTGGTGATGTTAATGTGGATTACAACCTTGCAGATGAATCGGCTGAGCTTAGTTTCTCCATAAGCAACTATGGAATTTGGAACACCGGTTTATGGAATTCTGCCATTTGGGGTTCAAGTTTAGTGCCGATCGCCAATTGGCAAGGTGCAACAAATATTGGTTATACCTTTGCGCCGCTGTTAAAAACAGCAACGCAAGGCATACAATTGCAATGGGTCGCAACCGATCTAGTGTTTGAGGCTGGCGGTGTGCTTTGAAGTAGTTACCGATCATTCAGCGGGTCATTGGACGGCTGAGCAGATCGAGGGTGGTTATTTTGAGGCAAGAAGCCGGTCAATCGGATTGAAAAGAAACGGCGAGTTTGTTGCCGGTGTGATCTACGAAAATTGGAATAGGCGCTCAATAACGTGCCATATTGCAATCACAGGTAGGTTGACACCGCGCTACTTGGCGGTGATTTTTGACTATCCTTTTGTGGTTTGCGATGTCAAAAAAATTATCGTTCCAGTAGATGCAACAAATTCAAAAAGCGTCACTTTGGTGAAAAAAATGGGTTTCACAGAAGAAGCCCGCATCAAGGATGGCATGGCTGATGGGGATTTAATCCTGTACACATTGGCAAAAGAGAATTGCAAATATTTGGGGGAACGATATGGGAAAAAGAGCACCAGCACCGCCACCAGCACCTGATTATGTGGGTGCGGCAGTAGCGCAGGGCGCAGCCAATTTGGAATCGGCAAGGGCTACGGCTCGGTTGTCTAATCCAAATACTTACACGCCTTATGGCACTCAACTTGTGACTTATGACGGCGATACGCCGACCATTCGCCAGACCCTTACTCCGACCGCGCAGAAGACCTTAGAAGCTCAACAAAACGTTGAGTTGCAATTGGCTAATCTAGGCGCTAAAGGCGCTACTACAGCCAGTGGTGTGCTTAACAAGCCGTTTAGTTTTGGTGGGCCAGATGTGCAGACATCACTTGGCCCAACTGAGGCATTAAAAAACGCTCCATCAGCAGGTCAATACGGTATGGCGGGTTCAGTAAATCCCAATGCTTATGGGCAAGCTTCCAGCATAAATGCTGGACAATATGGTTTGGCGCAAGGCGGTGTGGCAGGGCCAAACTTGGCAAAATCTTTAGATTTAAGCGGCGTTGCCAAGATGCCAGTCAATGCAGGGATGACAGGTCAAGAGGCCATCATGTCGCGCCTTAATCCATCTTTGGCAAAACAGCGCACAAGCACAGAAACGCAATTAATTAATCAGGGGTTGAGGCCAGGCACAGAGGCATACGACAACGCCATTAAATTGCTTGGTGAACAAGAAACAGATGCTAGAACGCAAGCAGTGCTCCAAGGTCTTAATCTCGATATTGGTGCAAATCAACAAGGTTATGGACAGGCTTTGTCAAGCGGACAATTTGGCAACCAAGCTCAACTTGCAGGATTTGGTGCAAATTTACAAAATCAGCAAGCATTAAATCAAGCCATTGCACAAAATTATGGTCAGGGTATGAATGCACAACAAATGCAAAATGCGGCAATTGCTCAAAACTTTGGGCAAGGCACATCCGCACAAGCATTACAAAATCAAGCCATTAGTCAGAATTACGGTCAAGGCATGAGTTCTTCGTCAGCAGAAAATGCTCGGATAGCACAACAATTTAATCAGGCTCAACAAGCCGCGCAGTTTGGCAATACTGCCCAACAGCAAGCTTTGGCTGAAGCCATTCAATTACGTCAATTGCCGCTGAATGAAATTACCGCATTGATGTCAGGATCACAAATTCAAAATCCCCAATTTGGGGCTTATTCTGGGGTCAATGTGCAAGCTGCACCAGTATTTGCAGGCACACAAGCGCAAGGTGCATATGATCAGAACATTTACAACCAAAAGGTTGCCGCACAAAATGCAAATACCGCTGGTTTGTATTCTTTGGGTGGGGCGTTTTTAGGTGCTTAAACAAAAACATTTAAAGGTTGATGGGAGATTTCAATGCCTGATATTAATTTAAGCCCATTTACCGCCGAACAAGCGGCAATGGATCGCCGCCGCAAGATGGCAGAGGCTATGCAGCAACAAGCTATTTTGCCTATTGATATGCCAACCGTGCCAGGCGCAAAAGTCAGCCATATTCAAGGGCTTGCAAAGCTTTTACAAGGCTACATTGCTGGCAGAAAATTAGATCGAGCAGAGAAAGAACAAAAAGAATATGAAGCCAACACAATGGCAGACTTTGCAAAGATTTATGGGCTTGCTGGTCAAAAGGAAACCGTGCCTGGCGCTGTAATCACGCCTGCTGTGCCATCTGCGCCCATTCCAGAAAATCTTGAACGACAAGCAGAGTTGGCAAGATTAAACCAACCTGAAGCTGGCTTTGAAGCACAAGCCGCTATTGGCAGAAATTTGATGCGTCCGCAAGATGCACAACAGATTCAAAATTTGCCCACTAGCACCGCCGCTGTGCCTGAAGTTAGAGCGCCTGATCAACAAGTCCCAATGCTTAAAGCAGAAATGTTGACCGATCCTAAATTCACAAAAACAAGTGCGGGTCGAATGATGTTGGCGCAGGCTCTGATGCAACAAAGAGCACAAGAGCAAGCAGCGGCACAAGCTGAATTGGCAGCTTCACGGCAACTGCAAGCTTTTAATCCAGAACAAAATGTAGGCACATTTAGTGGCGGTAAATTTAATACCATCATTCAAGGTCAACCTAAACCAATGACAGAAGCACAACAATTAGAAGCTGAGTTAAAGCAATATGCATCAGAAGTTGAAGCAGCAAAAGCTGAAGATGAGGGTCGTAAGCCTATTAAATTTGAGCGCTTACCCAAAGGTGTACCAGTAGGCGCAAAACGAACTGGTGGCAAGACTCCTAATGGCAAAGACGTTTTTGAGTTAAACGGTAAAAAGTATGTGGGGGATTAAATGGCTGAATATACTGGTGAAGTAATTTACGAAACGCCACAAGGCAAAACTAAACCTGCGGTAAATCCTGCATTGGTGAATGCGTTAGTGCCGCCTGTTGCCGCTAATCCTAGCGTTGCTTTGTCACCGAAAGATCAAAGAACATTTGCTTTATCTGAAGCCAATAAAAAAGCTGCCGAACAAGTAAAAATTCGTGAAGAGGCTAGACAAAAAGCAACAAAATTAGAAGAAGAACAAAGAGCAATTGAAGCAAAATCCAAAGAAATAGATTTAAAAAAATCTAAAAATCTTGAAAATCTACCAATTTTAATTGCAAGAGCAAAGTCGGTTTTAAAAGGTGAAAGCGTTGATGAAACAGGCGCTGTAACAAAAGCGCCATTACCGACCCAAAGTTTAGGTGGTTCACTTATTGACGCTGTTGGTGGATTTGTTGGAAAAACTCCGCAAGGCGCAGCGCAAGCAGACAGATTAAAGGTGATTGGCGGTGCTTTGGTTTTGTCAATGCCGCGAATGGAAGGCCCACAATCTGATGCCGACACTAAGCTATATAGAGAAATGGCTGGCAAAGTTGGCGATGATACTGTCTCAATTGAAAGACGACTTGCGGCTTTGGATGAAGTTGAAAAAATATATTCCAAGTACAACAAAACTTCTGGATGGAAAGTGGTTAAGTAATGGCTGACCAAATCTATAAAGTCCAAGACCCACAAGGGAACATTCGACAGATCAGTGGCCCTGCTGGAGCTTCTGACGATGAAATCATTACTCAAGCACAAAAGTTGTTTGCAGCTCCAACACCTGATCAACCAGTTATTGCGCCTACTGGTAAACAAGCGCCTGCGCCAAAAAGTAAATATGTAAATTTGATGTCTTTGTTGCCGCCTGAAAAAGAAAGCCCAATACCAGGCATGGTTATGGGCGCTGGCGATCCTTTTTTAGCAGGCACACGTTTGCTAATGGAAACAGGCTTAGGTGACAAATTAGACAAACGCGCAATGGATGCTGTTATTGCTGAACGTGAAGCTAAGTACCAAGCGCAACGACAAAACAAAGGATTTGATACAAGCCGAATGGTTGGCAATATTGTGAGCCCTCCAAATGTGGCATTGACAATGGCGTTGCCTGGCTCGGCTGTATCCACTATTCCTAGATTGTTGGCAACTGGTAGTGCAATGGGTGCAGGCACAAGCCTAATGAATCCTGTGACCGAGCCAGCGCAGCAAAAAGATTATGGCGAAACGCTGAAATCAAACATGATGATGGGCGGTATTCTTGGGCCAGTATTCCAAGGCGGCGCTAAAGCAGCAGGCGCTTTAGGTAGCAATATTGCTCAAAGAATAAACGAAAGTTCTGCGGGTGAAGCGGCAAAGCTAAAACTTGCAGAAGTATTGTCAAAAAGCGGCGTAGGCTCATTATTTGAGCCTGGCGGTGCTGGCAATGCGTTAAGCCAAATTGAAGCCAGATTATCCAAACTTGGCCCAGAGGCAACCTTAGTAGATGCGGCAGGACAACCTACAAAAGTTTTGCTGGATACTTTGGCAACCTTGCCAGGCCAAGCTAAAACCCTTGTAGAGCAGTTTATTCGTAACAGACAAGCCACACGCCCACAAAGAATAATGACTGCGGCTGATGAGGCTTTAGGCACTAGCGGCGCTGGATACAAAACTACCTTGGATGCGTTGGTTAAACAAAAACAAACTGAGTCTGCGCCTTTTTATAAGCAAATTGAAAATATGTCTGTCAAAGTTGACGACAATTTGCATAGTTTGATTCAACGTGCGCCAGACGCATGGAAAGCCGCAAAAGACTTGGCAATCAGAGAGGGCAAAACGCCCTTGGATTTGTCACAAATTAAACCTGGCGATGACTTGTCATTTGAGGCGTTGGACACGTTGAAAAAAGCATTGTGGACAATAGGCGAAAAAGAAAAAGTGAACTTTAAAGCCACAGCAGAAAGCCGAGCAACTGACAACCTCCGCAATGAGCTAACACGCAAACTAGATGATTTGTCACCTAAAGACAAACAAGGTAATTCAATTTACAAAATGGCTAGAGATGCGTTTGCAGGGCCAGCGGAGATGGAAAGCGCAGTTATAGCGGGACGCACCGCAATGAAAACTGACGAAATTGGTGTTTCTGAGTTAACCAAGGGCATGAGCGCCAGCGAGTTAGAAGCATTTAGGGTTGGTGCTTTACAGTCTTTGCGGGACAAAGTTGGCACTGAGGCAGGTCAAACATCACTATTAAAAATGTGGAAAGAGCCAGCCACTAGCGGAAAACTCAAAGAAATATTTGGTAAGGATTACCGACAATTTGCGGCATCTGTGGCTAAAGAAGCTCGATTAAAAGAAATAGAGCAAACTGGCAGAGGCACAAAAACAGCGCAGCGTTTATTGTCGGCGGGTGAGCTAGATGTTGGTGATGCAATGCAAGCAGGGCAAGCGGTTGCTAGTGCTGGGCAAGGTAATGCCGCCCCGCTGATAAATACGGTTATGAATCTTGGAAAAAAGATTTCTACACCAGAGCAAACCCGCAATGAAATGGCAAAATTGCTGATGCAACAAGGCCCAGCGGCAATGCGTACTTTGCGAGATTTACCTTTGGCGGTAAAACAATTCAATGAGGCTCAAGCCAGAAATGCGGCTTTAGCAAACACTTTGGCACAACAACCGAACAGGTGAACTAATGTCTTACAACGGCAGCGGCACATTCCAAATAAACACTTCTGGGCAACCGGTAGTTGCGGGTACAGTCATATCTGCGACCGCTTTTAACGCCCTTACAGCGGACTTGGCAACAGGTCTGTCCACGGCTATCACAAAGGACGGTCAGACCACCACAACGGCTCGTATACCGTTTGCGGCTGGTATTTCTTCAACACTGACCACAGACTCATCTAGCGTTTCCACAGGGTCAATCATTACCTCAGGCGGAGTTGGTATAGCCAAGGCGCTTAATGTTGGAAGCGCAACAGACTCAAGCAGCATCAGCACCGGCTCAATAGTTACTGCGGGTGGCGTAGGGGTAGCCAAGAATCTTTATGTTGGCGTAAATGCCAATGTAGCGGGTACTTTGGGGGTTACTGGTGTTGCTACGTTTAGCGCAACGCCCATTTACTCTAGCTTGACAGCTTCAAGCGCGGTTGCAACAGATGCGTCTAAAAATCTTGTGAGCGTCACTAACACAGGCACAGGTAACAACGTGCTGGCGACTAGCCCGACCTTGGTAACGCCTGCGCTAGGAACGCCAGCAAGCGGCATTATGACCAATGTAACTGGTATCAATTACGATGGCTTCAAAAACCGCATCATCAACGGCGCAATGGTTATTGACGCTAGGAATGCGGGGGCGAGTGTTACGCCTACGGCAGATGCTTACACATTAGACCGTTGGCAAGCTGTACTTTCTGCATCATCTAAATTCAGTGTTGAACAAACAGTTACTGGTGTTGCGGCTCCAGCGGGGTTTACTGATTATTTGGCTATTACTTCATCGTCTGCCTATTCAATAACTTCAACTGACACATTTTATTTGCGTCAAGCAATTGAAGGTTTTAATACTGCTGATTTTGCGTGGGGGACATCCAGTGCGTCATCCGTTACTTTGTCATTTTGGGTTCGCTCAAGCCTGACAGGAACATTTGGTGGCGCAATTCGCAGAGGAACAGGGAATATTTACGTTTACCCATTTACTTATACAATTTCTGTGGCAAATACTTGGGAACAAAAAACAGTAACCATCGCTGGCCCGACATCCACATGGAACTCAAACACAACAAATGGTGTTGGTTTGAACGTATTGTTTGGACTGGGAATTGGTGCAACTTATAGCGGTACTGCTGGCTCTTGGCAAGCATCTGACATTTATGGAGCCACAGGCGCAACCAGCGTAGTCGGCACAAACACAGCCACGTTCTACATCACAGGTGTCCAGCTTGAGAAAGGCTCAACAGCAACGAGCTTTGACTACAGGCCTTATGGCACTGAGTTGGCTTTGTGTCAGCGGTATTATTTTAAAATTCAAGCTACTGGTGATACGCAGACATTTGCATCTAGTTATAACTTCAGTACAACAAGCGCTGTAGGATACACAGCATTTCCAGTTGCATTAAGAACAAGACCAACTGCATTAGAGCAATCTGGTACAGCAGCTAATTATAAAATTAGACATGGAACTACAGAAACAGCTTGCTCATCAGTACCAACATTTTCAACAAGCGTAGATGTTGCCGCAAATACTGTTTTTACAGTTGCATCTGGTTTAACTGCTGGACAAGGGTCAATGCTTTGGTCTGGTAGCTCATCTGCTTATCTTGCATGGAGTGCTGAATTATGATTTACAAAATGCTTCCGTTGGCTGAAGGCCAGCAACAAATCTACGCTCGCATTGACGATGATGGCTTGTGCCGCCTGACTTGCACAGAAGACTACCCAGAATTCAAGGATTGGCTTGAGGCTGGCAACACACCAGAGCCAGCAGATGAGTGAAGAACTTGAAATCGACTTTGCGGTGCATGAGGCGGTTTGCGCCCAACGCTACGCCGCCATAGAGAAGTCATTTGTGGACGGCGACAAGCGAATGACACGCATTGAGTATCTGCTCTACGTTGTTATTGGTGCTGTGTTGCTTGGCCCTGGTTTTGTTGGCGAGTTGGTCAAAAAAGTCTTGGGGTTGTAAATTGACCCGATCACGATCCTCTTTGCTGCCAACGCCTGCGTTGCCGCCATCAAGGAAGGATGTGATCTTTACAAGCAGGCCAAGGAGACTTTTGTTGAGGTCAAAGAGACCTATGACGAGGTGGCAGGAATTGCTGCTGAAATCGGCGGATTTTTCGGCCCAATCATTGCATGGTTTAAGCCAACTTCCAAGCCAGCCGCCAAGCCAACCAAGTCAGCCAAAGCCAAGCCTGTGGCGAAAAAGGCGTACGTCAACGAAACCCAAGTCATGGTCGATGTGGTCAAGCACCTCACCGAGTTTTTCAGGCTTCAGGAACAGTTGGCAAACCACATAAGGGAAGAGGAAGAAAAGTCCAAGACCGTCTACGACCCCAACCAAAATTACATGGAAGCCGCGCTGAAGCGGGTCATGGCGTTGGATCAAATGGCAGAGCTGGAAGTGACGATCAGGGAAACAATGGTGTATCAAAGCCCTCCTGAGATGGGGGCGTTGTACAGCAAGGTGTTCAAGATGCGGGACACCATCAAGAAGGAACAAGAAGGAGCCAGAAAAGATCAAGAGGCAAAAGAGAGGTACAAGGCATGGCGCAAGCGGGAAGCAAAAAGACAGTTCCTGCTCAAAGAAGCGTATCTGGGGGGAACGGTGGTTCTAATCCTGTACATCTGGATGTGGTTTCTGTTCATCAAGAAATAGGGGAAGAGATCATGGGCTGGGTCGCCTGCTGTGTGCTGATTGCTTTGCTTCTGCCAATGGGCGCAATGCTGTACCTGGACATCTTGGAGGCCAAGCATGAGGTTAAGCAGCAAATGGAAAAGGTTGAGAAGTTAAGACGGCAAATTGAAAGGAAAGAACGTGACAAAACAACTTGAACAAAACTCCAGCTACAACCAGTTCGACACTGACCACGATGGCGTAGTGACCGATGCTGAATTGGCCCGATCTGAGCGCATGATGATGATCGAGAACATGGACAAGATGGCTGACCAGCAAAGGGTCATGTCTTGGGCCGCACTTGTTGCCCCACCTGTCTTAATTGCTTATCTGGCCTCCGAGCTGGTAACGTTGGAAAAGGTCAACGCCCTAAACGGCTTGGCTACCACCTATTGCGCGGCAATGGGAACGATTGTGGTGGCGTTCATGGCGGCTCAAGCCTATGTGCGTGGGAAGACCAGCGATGCGTGACCTGCTGACTGGCCTTATAGCCCTGCTATTGGCCTTTGGCGGCGGATATTGGTACGGTGGTAGCGAAGAAAAGAAAGCCCAACAGGTTGAGGTTGACCGTCTGAACACCGAAGCCCGAGCCAAGGAAGCCGCCCTAACAACCGCTGTAACCACCACCGCTGATGCACTGAGGAAGACCAATGAAAAAGCCAAACTTGCCGCAAAAGAGCGTGATTCTGCTATTGACTCTGGTGCTTTGCGGTTGCGCGTCAAAACGACCTGCCCCATACCAGCCGCCACAGATACCGCAATTGCCAGCGGAGATAGTGGAGGAGCGCCATCAGCCGAGCTTGACCGAGAGACTGCTAAAGCTCTTGTCGCCATAGCAGAAGAAGGCGACCGCGCCATTAACAAGCTGAATGCTTGCATCACCCTGTACAACAACGCAAGGAACTCACAATGAATCTCACCCCAAACTTTACCCTTGAAGAGCTGACCCACACCGACCATCGCGAGTTTGACAACATCCCAAACGAGAAAGAGCTGGCTAATCTTCAGCGCTTGGCTGAGTTTTTAGAGCAAGTCAAAGAAGTGTTGGGCGGCAAACCCATTCTTGTGAACTCTGCGTTTCGCAGCGCAGAAGTAAACCGTGCAGTAGGCAGCTCGGACAAATCACAGCATCGGCATGGCTGCGCTTGCGATTTTCGTGTGCCAGGCATGACCCCTAATGAGGTGGTAAGCGCCATTATTGAAGCTGGCCTGCCCTACGACCAAGTGATCCGCGAGTTTGACCGCTGGACGCACGTTTCAATTCCCAATACTGAGGTGACAAAGCCTCGGGAAATGGCTTTGATTATTGATAAATCAGGTACAAGGATGTTTGCTTAATCGGCAAAGAAATGCAACATGGCTAATATAGCGCCAATGCCAATGATTGCACCAACAAACATAACGGCGATGGTTATGAAAACTTCCATTTTTTGCACAGCTCCTTTACTTTTGAAGATTTTTTCTTTTTGTCGCAAATATTGCTGAGTTGTTTTAATTTGTATTGCATTTGCATTTGTGCTGAAATAAGTGGAGGGCTAGGGATTAGCATTTCATGAATGCCGACCCCTGCCATACCTAAACACAAAATAACGCGACTAATCATGCTTGGTTATTGAATAAAACCAATCATCTCCAGCCGTCCACTTGCGTGTGCCATCAACTGAATAAATGGTTTTTGCTGCTTGAAAATCAGGAAACTTAGCTTGTTGGACTAGGCTTTGGTCATACCACAAGCATCGGTTGTTGGGCTGGGCGGCAAACTGTCCCGAATCTAGCTTGATGAAATTAAACGACTTATGTTCCTCAGCGGTCTCGGTAAAGCCGGTGTCTACGTCCAT